GAGCAGGATGTGCGAGACGCAGATATAAAGCGGTCGCCGGCTATGTTAGTCGACTTCCGCAGAATGTCCGCGATGCTTTTTGCGAGTGTCTTCTCGGAAATGGATCGTAAGATCCATGACCTTGAAGTTCGCCCTAAGCATGGACCAGGCGTTACTGCTGATCGTCTTCTTGGAAACAAGAAATACGATCAACGCGTCTGGACCTCACGTCTTGAGCGGATCTTCCCCGCTGGGGAATTTCTGCTTCCAAACTGGCGTTATTACGACCAGATGGATGACGTGCGCATCCTCGAACCCGAGCAGGAAATACCTGTAAAGGTAATTCCTGTCCCTAAAACGCTGAAGACACCAAGAATCATTGCGATTGAACCAACAGCTATGCAATACGCACAGCAGGGGGTTCTTCGCGTGGTTCTCGATGCTCTATCCAAGGATGACAACTTGGATACCATCATCGGTTTCTCTGACCAAACGCCTAATCAGCGAATGGCTAGAGAAGGTTCCCTTCATGGCGAACTCGCTTCCCTTGATCTTGAGGAAGCGTCCGATCGTGTCTCCAATCAGCTCGTACGTGAAATGACAGCTCAGTGGCCTTATTTGCATGAGGCCATTGATGCAAGTCGTTCACGGAAGGCTGATGTGCCTGGTCATGGCGTTAAACGCCTAGCCAAGTTCGCGTCTATGGGTTCAGCACTGTGCTTTCCTATGGAAGCGATGGTCTTTACGACCCTCATTTTCCTTGGGATCGAACAGTCGCTCAACCGCCCACTGAAGCCCTCAGACGTCAAAAATCTAAGGGATTCGGTGCGCGTCTACGGGGATGATTTGCTTGTCCCCGTTAGACATGTATCCTCCGTTGTTCGAACACTTGAGTCTTTCGGGACTAAAGTGAATTCGGCCAAGTCTTTCTGGACCGGTAGGTTCAGAGAGTCTTGTGGTAAGGAGTACTACGCTGGCGAGGACGTAAGTATCGTCCGAGTCAGACAAGTGCTTCCTACACAACGGCAGGACGCTACGGGAATTATCTCAACCGTTTCACTCCGTAACCAGCTATATTTCGCTGGGTATTGGAGCACGGTGAGGTGGTTGGATGAGTACCTCTCGGGTATGCTTAAGCATTACCCGGTTGTGTCCCCATCCTCTCCCGTGCAGGGCCGGCATTCGTTCCTTGGGTATGAAACCCAAAGAATTCATCCGGAACTACACTCACCCCAAGTCAAGGGGTACGTAGTTGATGCTCGTATCCCCAACAATTCGTTGGACGATACGGGTGCCTTGCTCAAGTATCTACTCAAGCATCCGCTTCCTGATGCAAATCGGGAACGGATGGACAGTAATATCCTTAGGGGTATTACGGTCCTCGACGGACAGCCATCTGTCGACGAAGATCACTTGGAACGTTCTGGACGTCCTCAAGCCGTCAACCTAAAGCTGAGGTGGACCACACCGTATTAATGGTGTGAGCAGGCTAACGCCTGTGGGGGAGATCCAAGTGCCCCATCCTCACAGAGGATTGGGCAATCGATCTCTTTTGTTCGGAATTCTCCTTCCCTTCGGGGTTCGAGCGGTTTCGAATGGGAGATGCACTTGGCAGTGC